TCAGATGCATCATATGCACGAGGAGAAGGAGGAGTCTGCGGCGCTGCAAGATTCGCTGCTACCTGATCCGGCGAAACATTTGGATTGCCATTTTGCGTTTGCTGCCATGCCGCTAATTGAGGATTCGGCGGAGGCAATGGCGCAGAAATGTTTTGATCCGGCAATTGAACGGCAGGAGCCATTGGCGGCGCCACAGGAGGTCCATTATCTGTTTGAGAAATGTTTTGATCCGGCAATTGAACGGCAGGAGCCATTGGCGGCGCCACAGGAGGTCCATTATCTGTTTGTGGGTTTATCCCAATATCATTAGGATCGTCTTGTACCATTTGTTTTTCCTTTATTTTTTAATCCATTAGATATAGCAGACATAAGTTTTTCTTCAAGTTCTTGATATTTATGATTAAGCATTGCGGTAGCTGCTAATTGAGTTCCCATCAATTTGCCATAATTTACGATCTTATAACCTTCGGCATTTGTCTGAATGGCATCTTTTCCAAGGATTGATTGTTCAATCTCTTGCGCCATTGGAGAAATACGACGACCTTCTCCATACTTGGAATCTTTATATTCATACGAATAAGCGCCCAGATGATTCAAAAAATCTTGAAGTTCTTCTTCAGCAGGAGCAATATTTTGTTTAGAATTGATATCAGAGGTAGCTTGGAATTGAGCCTGATTAGCAGTTCCTCCCTGACCTCCCATTTGATTTTGCTGATATGAAACCGGACCGCCGGATTGCGCTTGATTATTTTGATAGCCTAATTGGTTATTCATTTGTCCGCCATAACCTTGCCATTGCGGCATCGCAGATGCCGGCATATGTCCGCCGTTTTGTTGGAATCCTTGAAATCCGCCCTGCGATTGAGGTCCAGCTCCAAATTGTCCAGGAATATTTTGGAAAGAACCTGGCATAGAAGCTGCTTGCTGACCATTTCCAGCAACATAACCAGAGAACCCGCCATTCATTTGTCCGCCAGATTGATTTAATGAGCCAAGAAAGTTTTGCACAGATTGCGGACCGGAATTAACAGATTGCTGCAATGAAGGGGGTTGCGGCGCGGGCATTTGTTGCCAAGGTTGCTGCGGCATTTGACCAGGAGCGGAGGCAGCGGCAGGAGGTTGCCAGGCAGATCCAATACCAGAAGTTATATTTTGAGGAGCAGCAGCCGGAGCAGGTTGCGCCGGAGACATTCCATTAACAATGCCCGGCGCAGCTTGATAATTAGGTTTCTGCGGAGCCATTCCGCTGCCCATCATTTGCGAAGGAGCAGATTGCGTCGCAGCCGGAGATGCCGAAAGATTATTATCAGGTTGCCAGGTTCCATTTTGGGTAAACATTATTTAACCTTTTTCGATTTTATGTTCTTATATATTTGATTTAAAATATTATCCATTTCATTATATGCAGGATTAATAGATGTTTTTAATCTTCTATCAGAACCGGCAAATGCAGGAGGAGCCTGTATTTGATATTGTCCAGGCATTTGTCCAAGCTGCATGGATGACATTTGTTGCGGCATTAGATTTTGTCCAAAAGAGTTTGATTGCAAAGGCGCTCCGACGCCGAAACCTCCAAGATTAGGAGCTTGGACGGGCGCGATTTGCGCCGGCATCGTATTCGGAGCTTTCATTTTACCAATAGCATTTTGCATATTAGAAGCAGCCGATTGTCCAAGTTTCACAGCTGCTTGTAGTTTATCGCCCATTGAACCAGGTAAAGTAGAAGCAGAATCAGCCCCAGCAGTTGCAGAATCAGCATTTGCATTCCAGGTCCCATTTAATAAAGAACTTGCTTGGCTGTTCAAACCGGATTGACCAGGAATAATATTTGTTCCTGTTGACTCTCCCGCGTTTATTGTTGTCGGAGCAACATCAAATTGATTTGCCGTACCTGTTGTATCCATAATTGGTCCTGTTATTGCCGGAGATGGCGTTATCGCAGATGCCGGCGTTGCCATTGGAGCCGGAGCAATATCTGGCGCAATGGCAGAAGAAGCCTCTGCCGGAGCTGTTGTTGAAATATCAGAAACTGCCGGCGTCAACAATGCATTTGCAGCAGCTATTGAGCCAGAATCTCCCGCAAGAACAGGAGCGGCGGCAGCAGAAGCAGCAGCAGCAGAACCAGCAGCAGCAGAACCAGCAGCAGAAGCCCCAGCGCCAACATCGGCAGCAGCAGAACCAGCAGCAGCTCCGGTTGCAGCAGCATCTGCGCCGATAACTCCCGCAGCAGCAGTATCAGCAGCAACAGCCCCAGGTATTGCAGCAGGAGCAGCAGCCCCAAAAGAAAATATTGACGCAGCAATAGCTCCAGCTGTTGCTAATCCAGCCCCGACTCCGGCTCCGACTTTTGCTGCGGTTGATGACATTCTTTTATCCTATTAGAAGAGATTTAAACTTACGAGAATTATAGACTGCTTCAAGAACTTCGCCTAATTGTCTATCGGCTGATCTAATATTCTTTTTAGAATGAATATCAGAAGCAGCTTGTCCAGCTACGCCAACAAGACCTGACGCCAAACCTGCGCCGGAACCTGCAATTGTTGCATTAAGATTATTTCCAGCAATAGCATTACCAGAAGAAATACCAAGAGCTTGCAGATAATTCTGAGATTGTTGAGCTTGTTGTTCCATCTGTCCTTGATATTGCGCCATATTTTGAGATTGAAGCATCGACATATAGTTATTGTATTGCTGCGCGTTAAGAGAGTTCTGCGATAATTGCGCTCCCATATTTGCTTGATTTGCTCCTTGATATAATTGACCTTGCGCCTGAGCATTCTGTTGCATCATTTGCGCCTGGCTAAGGTTCTGGCTATTGATTGCTCCCATCGAAGCTAATTGAGCTTGTTGCTGCAATTGCGCTTGATTGGTTGCAAAACTAGAAGCTTGACCATTCATATTACCAAGAACAGATCCTTGTTGACCCATTGCGCCCATTTGTTCGGAGATTCTTCCTTGAACAGCCTGTTGTGCAGCGGCTCCTTGGGCTTGCGCGCCCATTTGCTGAGCTTGATATGCAGCGAGAGCAGGATTAGAAGAACCTCTCTGAGAAGCAGCCGCCGCCATTTGATTGTTTAATGCGGATTGTGCGCCTTGTTGAGCCTGAGCTTGCGCTAATGAAGGTCCATAACCTGCAGCCATTGCTCCTAATTGATTTGCTAAATGACCTTCCTGACCATATGATTGATTAAATTGATTTGCTTGAATACCAGCGCCGCCATATGTTGCGGTTTGACCTATTTGGGCAGGTCCTCCGATATTTGTTTGTCCCATTTGCGGAGCAGCGCCGGTTGTTGCTCCAAGCATATTCTGCATTCCTTGGTTCCAATTACCGGCTTGATTGCCAACAGGATTTTGATAGGCATTAGGATTAATCGTAGGAGTTGAAGCGCCGCCGACATATTCGGTATTGGTAGCTCCAGGTCCATTATTAAATTGCGGTTGATTAACATTTGTTGCCATAATTATTTCCTATTAAACTGCGACTTTATTGCTATTTGCGATTCTCATACCGTCGCCAAATACGCCTAATTCTATTAAAAGATTTGATAAGGTCATTCCTTGATTAAATGGCGCCGTTTGATCATCATTTAATTTAATTCGGAATGATGAACATTTCTGCGTGCTCGTATTTACCTGGAATATATATGGTTGCCAGGTTCCGCCCCAAGGAGAAGAACTGCCCCATAAAGGATCGGCGCCCCAGGTTGATGATCCAATTAAGCTTGTTGCATTTATTGTTGCCGTATTTATGAACGCCGGATTGTAATTATATGCAACCGCAACATCAAGATTATGGGCGCCAATATATGAACCAAGAATAAAGAATCTAAATATTGCCTGATATCCAAGATTTGATGCATATGAAAGCCAAGGAGTTGTTACTTCCATAGAATAAGGTATTTGCTTTCCGGCAACATATCCGTCATAGAAATTAGAAATATTCTGCACATAAACCGAACCGTTTTCTTTAACAAATGCAAAAGAACTTTCTGCGGCATTATTAAAGACAACGCCATCAACAGCATTATGATTTGTCCAGGTTGCCCATTGTCCGATTAAATAATCATAAACAAGAGCCGGACCATTTGTTGTAAATATAATTGAATTGGAGTTTGGATCAAGATTTGCGGATGAAACCAAATATTGTTTTGCCTCATCATCAACGCCCGCTCCTATATATGTTGGGGCGGATAAACCTCTTGGAAGCATCCATATACCTTTATTTGGCGTTTGGAACATCAATCCATCGGTTGTCAAATGAATAGAATTAGGATTTGCGCATCCAACAGATTGCGTTATAAGCTGTGCATCAGGAAAAGAATTGCCCTGGCCGAGATCATTTGGACCATCGCCCGAAAGAACAAATATTGCCGATGCCTTAAAGATAACAAGATATTGATCCATAAGAGACAAGGCAGTAATAGGACCGCCAAGCTCATTGACCGATATTGTATTTAATGCGGAAAACTCAACCGGAATAATATTTGCATTTGAATTATCTATTTTATTCTTTGAGAACCAGAGAAGATGTTTATCTTCAAGGCCGCCAATAATAACTCTGTCATTAAACAAAGATATCAAAGAACAGGATGGCGGACCTGCATTTGGAAGAACTCCGCCCTGCGTATATATTGTTTCGTTTGCTTGGATATTCAAATCATTTGTAATATCGGTAAAAACAACATAATCTTGGTTTATATATGATTGCAAAGGAATCAATTCGGATGTTACTTCGTTAAAGACAGATTGTGCTCCGCCCGGTTGATTGACCTGGGTTCTGAATATCTTTATAATAACATTTGATTTTGCGGTAATGCGAAGGCAAGGAATTGTAAATTGAACGGCATTTTGTCCTGCTGCAACATTCAACGTAATAATTGGGCTGGGCGCGCTATATTGAATCTGTCCAAATCTATCAACCCAAGCATAAAGGATTTGATATTGATATTGGCCGGTTGATAATTGTCCGTTTGGCTGGAATCCTGCTTCCCAAAAGATATCCTCAGGATAAAGATGGAAGTTTTGTTCTGTGCAGGAAACTCCATCATATGATTGAAGAATACCGCCAACAAAAAGAAGATTGTTTGAGAACGTTACAGAATTAAACTTATTCTGATTCGAGAAATCTGATACAGTTTCATTTACGCCGATGAGAGAGAAGTTTGTATTATCCTCTGAAATAAATGGACCTTTAACTCCATTTGCCCATAGTAATCCGCTCTCCGTTTGAACAACCTCGGACAGCATATTATTGCTACGAAGTCCTCCTCCAACGCCGGCCGAAACTTTTCCTATGATTGTAAAAGGCTTGTTTGTAAGAAAACAGGTAAAATATGTATTCTGCAAGGGCGTTATTGGCCCGGCAGGAGATCCATTTGGAAGAATTGATGATGGGGCGCCGGCCGGAAAATATGAAACGCCCATCGATTCATATGCAAGATTGATAAATATCTGTCCATTTTGGAGAAAAGGTTTTGATGCCAAGCCAACTGAAAGCAAAGATCCAACGGTTGTTATAACTCCTGACGGATTTATAATGGCAGATTTAACATATTCGTTGGAGGATATAGGAGAATAGCATTCATATACGAGCTGCAATGAACCTTTGTTCATTGATTCTATTGCCGCGATTGTTGGAACTGCTACATAACCATCAACCTGGAAAGAACCTCCTACGGAGACAAAAGATGATGAAAGGTAGGAGGTCCAGACCTCTTGTCCTGTTGACCAAGAAACCCATACCATATTATTCGAATCAACAATAACGGCGGTTGATAATAATGTTATAACAGCGCCGGAAGCTTGCTCTATTGCAGGTTCTTGAAATACATTCGATGCGATTGTTGTAAGATTATGAATATTTCCTCCCGCATCCAACGAGAATGCGATAAGGTTTCCATTTTGATTAAAATATGATACAAATATTTGATTGAGAGAGCTGGACGAGAAGACATCATATGCAAAAACGTTTGCCAAAACATATCCGTCCTGATAACCATCATAGGCATTTGCTCCGTCTGCAATAAGAGCGATTGGCGAGCTTAATATATTTGGCGTTGCCGGATTGATTGTTCTATATGACAAAACATTATTATTGTTGTAAAATATATAGAAAAGACCATTGAATGAAATAACTTTTGGTCTCTTAAAACCGTCCTGAATTGGAAGATCATATGCAACATAAGCTTCCTGATCAGAATCAATGACCGAATATCTGATGCTATTTGTTTGCGCGGTTGATTCATAAACGAAAACCTTTATATCATCAATAGAACAAACATCAGGATTGATTTGCTGCTCGGATGATTGGCGAACAATGGATTGATTACTGTTGATGACCGATATTGCCGGCCCTCTATTTGCCCAAGAATCAACGGCCGAAATATATGAATAAATATTATTATTATCAAACAGCGTCAATTCATTATTAAAAGAGTTTAATGCAACGGCCGATTGTATTTGACCATCGGACAAAATGGAATTGGAAAGAATATCATATCCGGATCGTTTGTTTAATGCTCCAACCTTATTGAATTGGGCGTTTTCCAAAGAAAGAAGCGCCGGCGATTGAACCTGCAAAGCATCTTGCTTTTCTTGAAGACCGCCAGTAAAAGAAATAGAGGTCGTTTGTTTTTGTAAAACCATTTTTCCTATTCCTCTTTATGTTGAAAGCCCATATGCTGCTAATACTGTTTTAATTTGGTTAATAGCTACAAGTAATGAGGCAAAGTTTTCAGATATAGGAATATAATCTGAACTATATGTGCCTGTCATTGATAGAATATTTGTAGAGCCTGCATAACCTGTTCCGTTTGATAGAGCAATCGCTGATTGTTTTGCGACCGGAGTTGCTCCAAAGAAACTGAGTTTAGTTCCAGTTGTATCTGTCTGAAACATTGTATTACCGGCAGAACTAAAGGCGATTGCAGTTCCAGCAGCTATTCCATATGTAGTTCCAGAGTATGTAATACAAGATGTACCAGCGCTGATCGATAAAGATCCCGAAGGTATAACAGCCATATTGCCGCCAGTAGATATGGTTAAAGCATTTGGAACGCTTATTATACCATTTGATGAACTATCTCCAAGGAAAGATATAATCGGATTGCTATTATCAGTTATATTTACTTGTCCTCTTACCGTTCCGCCGTTAGTTGGCGCGGCAAGAGCAAGGTTAATGGAACCTGGTATTCTTGCGGTTGAAGTTGCGGAGGCATAAGGAGCCTGGGGCGATATTGAAATAGAGTTTGTTGCGGTATTTGTAGTTTGACCTGGTTGGGTAATAGTTGGCGTTGCGTTTGATTGCGAGAAAGAAAGAGTTGTTGTTATAGTTCCGGTAGCGGGAGCAAAATGTGCGCCTGAATTAATAGCAAGAGAACCCCCCGAGAGAACAGAATTATTACCTGCAAGAGTAACGTTTGGAGCTATTGCTAATGCAGTTCCGCCAAGAAGAGCATTACCTGAACCATCGGATGAGAAGGAAAGATAAGTTGAACCAGCATCTTGAAGATTGATTAATCCTCTTGATCCCCCAGCATTGGGCGCATTTACTCCCAGATTTATGCTTCCTGCGGATTTATTGGTACTTGCAAATGCAAATGGACCTTGCGCCAAAATGGTTAAATTACCTGCGGCAACATCAGAGGTTGGATTATTCTGATAAATAGCGGCAGCAATAGAATTACTAAAAGGAATATCTGTTATTACAGAACCTGGGTAGAAGGAAGTCTTTCCTATTAAATTAGTATTACCTGTTACTGTTATAGTACTTGTATTGTCAAGAGATAAGATGGAGGAACTGATTAATGATAATGTCTCGCCCGAATAAACTTTCCTATCATAAAGATAAAGAGACCAATTTGATATACCATCAGAAACAAGCGCAAGAGCAGAATGATTATCTGCTATTGTTCTTGTTCCGCCCTGATCAATTGTATCGGAACCATCTGGCAGGATTGTTATTGCATTTGTTTGAGATGTTCCTAATTGATCTTTAACTATATATAATCTTCCGGCAACTGTTGCGGCCAAAGGAAGCGTTAAAGCAACAGTATTGGAGGTTGAATTGACCTCAAATACCGTATAAAGATCGGTATAATTGATTGCGTGGTTGGCTGTAACGGCTAAAACAGAGTAGTTTACAGAGTTTGAAGCAGGAACAATTGCCCCAGATGTTACCTGAACGTGCTGGCCGGAACCGTTTACATACCAAAGGTCTCCCAGGTATTCATAGATTGCTCCAACATCCCCCGACCCAACTGGCTGAATGATTTGATTTGCAAATCTTGTTGTTCTGGCGCTGACAAGATTATTTGATTGCATCGAAAGATCGGCATTTATATTTAATCCTGCCGTGGGTATTTGATTACCATCAGAATTGGATGCGCCCGTATGAGTATGGTCCGAGATTGTTCCTAAATCTGCCGATATCTCTGTTGCATAAAGAGGCCCAGGAGTTACGCCTGCTGTTGGTATTAGAAGATCCATCGCATTTGTCATAATTGTTTCCTAATTCCTGGTTTGATATTTGCTGTTCAATTCGTAATATTTGTTGCCAATTTTAATCATTCTTTTATTATTTATGTTGCATATTATTTCAATATTATCAAGAGTTTTTCTCCATCCGGCCAATATTATTAAACAGTCTTGATCAAATAATTCATCATCCATATGCTATAATATTCATTTAATCATATATTCGGCATCAGAATACCTCAATATCAACGACTACATTCGCGGATGATATAAGCCAAAGAGATAGGTTTGGGCTTTTATTGCTGTCCTGAATATCATATATCGATGCGGCGGATCTTTGGCGGACTATTTTCCATCCTGAAAGAACTTTGCCGAGGCTATGATTTACAATATTTGTAATATTTGGAGCCAATGAGATATTTGTAAGAATATTCGAATCATTTTGATAATTGGATATTAGCGGAATTAATGCATCAGAAACGTTATTTTGCAGAGTATTTATAGCTCTGACAGTCTCCGGCAATTCAGCATCAGGTCCTAAAAATATCTTTTTTAGATTTCGATATGTTGACATTTAATGCCTGTTATAAGCCATAGCCGTAGAGGCCGGATAATCCAAAACAATCCGATTGATATCTTGTATCAGAAACGGATTTTACGCCGCCGGAATCTCTGTTCTTTGCGGCGGAAACAATGCGAAGCTTTAATGCCTCTTTTTCAGCCATAAACCCCGATGGATCGATGTTTTGCTTATTAAATATCTTTATGCAACAATCCACAATGGCATATTCGGCCCATCCTTGGCTGTTCATATATGGCGGCAGAGCATCGGTTGTTGTCAAAAGATAATTAAACTTTGGCGTATACCAAATCTGATATGTTCCGGCGCATTGGATGGACGGAACGATTGTTATTCCTTGATCGCCAAGGTAATATGATGCATTTAGTCTGCCCCAAGGAACCGATATGACCGATAATGGATTTTGTTGGTTTCTTTCGAGAAAATTATATCTTGGCAATGTAAACCATAATGCCGCTTGCTGCGAATTGCCGGATGGTTGATATTGGAAATCAACCCCTCGAAGCTTTAAGAAATCGTTTGGAAGAGGAATTATATTGCTTGCATTATTTTCCGGAATAACGGATTGATATGAGTTCCAATGATAGTCCTCATAATCAGTTGCAAGAATATCATCAAGCTCTCCGAGGCTTTGGTTTAGGTAAAGTTGGATTTCAGAATCAGTTACGAAATTGTTAGATTCCATATTTGACCGTTGTCTTGTATACGTTATTAGGTCTTGAAGACTTGTCATATATTTATTCCCATACGATTATATATTATTATGCCGAGCAAGAATAAACGAACGCCCAAGCAGAGAAAAAGAAAAAATCTGCCAGGGCGTTCGAATCTTTTATTTTATGATAAATGCTCGCCCTCTTCGTGCGGCTCAGAGTCTAAGTACTCGAACGCTTCGCGAAGAAGTTCTGCAACAGCTTTTGAATCTTTTTGTTCAATAGCTTCTATCAAATCTCCCGATATAGATGCAAGATGCGCGTCAGGACCTGATTCTGTATCAGATTGAACATCGCCATCTTCCTCTGCGCTTGATTTGAGGCGGCCCGTCTTGCCTTTTTTCTTCAAGCCGTCCATCACAGCTAACATTAGCGCCGATTTTTTACTTTCCATTTACGCGCTCGATTGTTTAAGAACCAAGAGGAATAGAAGTCCAGAACCTTTCGGTAATTCTGTAGGAGTTCCTGCTACATTAAACTGGAAGGTAACAGATTGCCCTGCGCCTCCAGCCGAAATAGGAAGAACCGTTGAACTACCTATTGTACTTGCCTCTAATTGACAACCTACATAAGCCGGCGATAAAGTAGACGGTATCATAGACTTTACATCTATGGATAGCAACGCATACCACGCTTCCTGAAGGATTAAACTATAGTTACCAGTTGAATTACGAACAATACTCTTAACAATTCCTGACGGAACTGTGGGTAGAGATAAAGTTCCATAACCATCTATAACGGTAGCGTAACCGTCAACCAACCAGGAACCTGGTCGATCTGTTTGTAAAACTGCATAGCCCCAACTATCTGCCATATATTATTCTCCTTCTTTTTTCAGAATTATGGGTTAACGTTGATAACAATGTTTGAACCCGGTTTCTCGCAAACCATAGCTCCGAAAGAATAGAATCTAATTTCGAGACCATCAGCAGAAGCGGTACGAAGCATATCGAGACCATCAAGGTTGAATAATGAAACTGGATCTGGACCTACGTGCAGGAACTTCCAGGTATCAAGATCAAGACCAAACATTCTATTTGGTAGACAGTTGTTGTCAGGAAGAACTTGGACAGTACCTTGCGCGGTCATTAGTTCAACGCCCGGAAATGATACATCAGGTTCTTCGCCTTCGCCGATTGCGACATCAATTATTGTTTTCGCCGCTTGGCTTCGTAGTAATTGCGAATATTTGTTGAATGGAACAAAGAAGTTTGAAACTTGATTGCGCCCCATTCCGCCGCCTTGTTTGGCAACGATGGTTGTACCTTGAATAAAGGCATCTTCAATACTTAATTGAGAACCATCAAGCCATTGGCCCGCTAATCTTGTCGGATCGGTAGTTCGCACGACGTTCATAAATGCAGCGCTTGAAGGACCGCCATAAGGAAGCCATCCAGAAAGACCTGCAACTTTCGCATTCTCATCGCCAACAACATAAATGCCATCGGTTATTGCAGCGGTAGGAATACCGTTGACAGCATCTGTAATATTACATTGCGCAGCTGTTGCAGGAGAAGCAGTTGTACCAATGGTTAGAATACCATTTATACGATCAACGCCTATCACGAATAATCCGTGGCCGGCGCTTCCGAATGCCCGAGGAGTTTGAGTTCCGGCAGCACAAAGATCAAGTTGCATACCTACTTCGAATTGTAGCGAAGAATCAGCTATTGCAAGAACTAATTGAGAGCTGGCAAGAGTTGTTGAAGAACCGATTGTTCCTCTGATACCTGTACCATCGCCATATACGGCGCCGCCCATATCGCGACCTAAGTTGTCTAAACAGCCGTCCATTTCAATTGTAACAGCTTCCACGAAAGCGTTACGATTTCCACGAGTCTGTAAAACAACCTGGCTTGAAAGAGTTGTATACTGATAATTGGTTACGTTTGGCACGATAAAATCAACGGCTTGCGTTGAAGTTGTTTGCCCGCCAGTTTGCGCCGAACTGAATAGGGCGCTGCGACCTTGGCTGGTAGCATATTTTACTGGCCAAAGGAAGCTACGGCCTCCAACGCCAGACATTACGTGCTGTTTCTTTGTTAGAAGAGCCCATAATGGATTGTTTACGAAGGTTGTATTTACAACCCCGCCGTCCCGATAATATTCTTTCAGGATGGCATCAAGAGATGTCATACTATTGCCGATTGAAGTCATAAAATTATTCCTTTGATATTGATTATCTTTATTGAAATCTGATATTGATTGATTATTTTATGTCTCAATTATAGCTTTTAATAAAACAAATAAGCCGCGCAAAACATGCAAAATAAAGAAACAGAAAGATACAAGCGTATTGCTTGATGATTTTATATCAGATTATTACCACATTATTATTTTTCAGATCCGAGAACTCTTTTTACCTGCTCGCGTCTCGCTTCGCGATTTTTTAATGGAATCTTTCTTGCAGGAGAAGATGATTCGCCGAAGGGCGATGAAACCGATGGAGGAGCCGATGATAAAGAAGAATGCGATAATGTTGCGGATCTGCGAACGATCGGAGCGTATTCTTGCGCCTCTTCTCTTCTTTCCTCGTCCCGGAAATGCGATTTGAACTTCTTTTTCTCTTTTAATCGAGATATTTGCGAAACCGTAAACTCTTCAAGTTTTTCTTCCAATTCTTTGATAACATCGATGGCTTGCAAAGTAAAATCGGCCGGGTTAAATGTTCTTCCTACTGCTTCGGCTTGCTTTATCTCGTCCTGATATGCCGCATTCATTAGATCATATACCTGTTCCGCACAAGCTTCTTTACCATTATCCAATATACATTCATATTCTTCCGTAATAAGAGGCATTATGTTATCTTTAACATATGTATATTTTATATTTTGGATTTTTTGCTCATATTCTTTTTGAGATGAATCAGCTTGCCGTTTTCTTTCGGCAGCTCTTTCCTCTTCATATTCAGCCAACCGTCTTTTCGTTTGCTCTTCGAACGTTTCTTCTTTTTCTTTTTTTGGTTCATCGGCGATTGAAAATGTCTTGTTGAATATTTTTCTTTGGAACTCGGCCTGATCCATATTTAATGCTTTTGCAAGAACTGTTGGATCGTCTTTTGCCTGATCCAATAATGCTTTCAATTCTGATGTTTGCGTCATTTGCTCTTTGGCGCGTTTTTCCATTGCAATGGCACGGTTTCGTATATCATTTGCCTCGCGAAACTCTTCCTTTCGTTTTGCGCGGCGTTCTTCCGGCGTTTGCGCAATATCGGCCTCGGATTTTTCGATATCCAGCCCTTGACTTTCGGCGCCCTCGGCCTTATCATAACGCAAGGAGGCAGACGATGATGACTGACCGGCGCGAACGTGCTTTATTTCGATTGGATTATTGGCAACGGCGGTTGAGCCGAGCCCTTGTTTTTTTACAGACATTACGCTCATTTTAATTCCTTCTTTTTTTTAATTTATATTATTGACCTGCTGGATTCATTCCAGGCGCAGGACCTACCGGCGGACCATTTTGCGGCCCCGGAGGAGGCCCTTGAGGAGCAGGAGGTTGCGCAGCCGCCTGTTGTTCTGCTTGTAATTGCTTCTGAACGTCTATTATTTCGTTCATAAACTGTCTTACGAGTTCTAATCTGTCTTCTGGACAAGCATCAACCTGCAATTGCGTATAAATGCCTTGGGCTACATTTAAAGCAAGAGGAAGATTCATATAGATTTCAGGATGATGGTAAACTCCATCTTCAACCATTTCGGAGAGCCATTTCTCTGTAAGTCGAAGAGAAGAGGTTTGAAGATTAACTTCTCCTTCAAGATCAGGATCAAGATTTAAGAGAGACATTCCTCTCTCTTTAGAAATCCATTGATTTTGGATATATTCGGAAATTGTTTCAATTCTACCCGCTGGCGTATCGGGAAGCTGGGAGGTTGGAAAGCATTGAACATCAAATGGACAATCAAGGTTAACATCTTTCCATTTGATTTCATGAAGCATTTTCTTTTCAACGTAGGTTGCTTTAAGGTTTGGATTTCTTGTATAAAGATCCTTTGACATATCAACCATAATTTTTGCAACGTCCATAAACCATTTTTCCCATCGAAGGGCGACCATTGCAAATCTTGAAGTTTCAATATCTGTAACGGTTCTAATTGCAACTGCGGAATCAACTCCGGCAGGTTTCTGGCCCGAGGCAGAAGATTGAGTTACGCCCACAATTTGATAAGCTTGCTCTATAAACCATTTAAGATGCTCATAGATTTCCTGATTTTGTGCTGTCGGAGTAAGCCAGGTTGGCGGTTGTGGGCCTGAATATGTAACCATTCTTGCGATCGTATTATTAAGAAGATGATCAGATGCAATCTTTGCTCCGTCAGGCACGAATACCATAGGAACAGCCGCAAGTTCAATAGAACGTTGAATTGTTGTTAAAAGCTTATTGATTTCCGTTTGAATTGCAAGAAGTTCTTCCGTAATTCCTCTTCCTTGATAGCCTAATGGTTTATTCATCCAACGAAATGGAACGATTGGAAAATAATCTTTTTCATAGTCTTCCGCAAATAAGGTTGCCGATGAAATCGAAATGCAATGTTTGCCGTCTTTTGCGCCTTTTGCGGATGATTTATGCCAGGATTCGATGACTTTTATAAGGTCGGTTGTGCTGGATAATGCCATTTTCCCAAGCATATACGATTGAGCTTCGCCTATTTCGGCTATTTTATCAGGAAATCTTGACATAAGAGCATCGCGATTGACCAATCGTATTTGATGAATGCATTTAGGATCCTGGTATAATCCATCAAGCTCATCAACGACAATCTCGCCAAGAGCGCACCATTCGGTCTTAATTTCTTTATCTTCCTCAAATATCTTTAAGAATCCTGTTCCGACAATACAAGCATCGCGAAATACGGCTTCTGCATTATCATATACTTTTGCTTGCTTAAAAAGACCGGACATATATTTTGTCAGCTTTTGCGCCCTTAATTTAAGAAAATAATCGTTAGAACCTGTTGTAACGAAGGACATTTTAGGCTGATCTTTTGCAATTTTGGCCGCGCAGGTATCAATAACCGACTGAATAACGTTCAATGCGATACGATTTGATGATGAGTTTTGATTGGCGGAGTTTCTTCCTCCAAGCATTTGGAATGGATAACCAAGAATCTCATAATTACCATAAAGTCTTGCAAAAATTACTCTTAAATTATTCAGAATAGATTGAGAAGACTCAATTGTAAGAACAGATTGAAAAACTGATTCGTGCAATTCGTCATCAGCCTCGTTCCACCAGTAGGCTGACGGTTTTGTTTTTTGATAAACTTTGATCTTTTTTACATCTTCTTTTTTTGCTGATGTAAACTCGCCGGATCCTCTAACCTGCTTATATTCCTTTTTTGCCGGCTTTTTGCTTGTTTTTGGTTTTTTATCTGTTTTATCCATTTTTTAACCTTTTGGTTTCATTGATTCGAGGAGCATTTGGATCTCTGTTGGAACATTTGGAGATGAATAAAATAGAGGATCCTCCTGAAATACAGGTTTATCGCTATCTTTAATTTCCGGGGCGTAATGTTCTTTGGAAAGCTCAAAATCTCCAAGCTTTAATGATGTCATCTTATTTGCAATAAATAAAGATAAAAGTTCTTTCATCTGTTCAAATGTAAGTCTCGCATTAGTAGCCATAGTCAATCTCCATATTTAATTCATAATTTACATCAAGTTTATTTTCCTGATTACCCAAAAGCTTCTTATGCTGATCAAGGAGGTTTTGTCTTATAACATCTTCCGCATTTGGATTTATTATAACAGCAGGTTCATACCAATAATGTCTTGATGCAAAAAATCCGTACAACAAACTATCTGTAATATGGTTTGGTAAGCTGTCCTTTTCTTTATGTCTTCCTTCTTGCAAAGCCCTTGGATCCCATATCAATTCATCAAGTTCTTTAATAAGCTCTTTATTTGTTTGTTCAAGAATCAATACGTTTTTTGTAATAAAATCCGAATTAAGCATTGTTATATGAGCAAACTTACCCATCTTATCTGCCGGCTCTATGTATATACCGTGGACCTGTCTTATCTCTTCCACGCATTGTTTTGCGGCCGAATCTCCAACGATCATCCTAAAATCATATCTTTTTTGATATTCTCTTATTTTAGCAACAGCATCTGTTATTGTAAGATGCTGATATTTGGATGATTCAAGAACATACATTTTATTATTAAAAGATCTATTATAACAAGAAACAACAAATGCTGTTGCGTCTTCAAATCCAAAATCGCAGGAAAGAATATAGGTCGTATTTTTTAATAAATCTAATGGAAGAGAGCTTATATAGTTTTGATCTGTTGATTTATAGACTCTTGCGTCTACTTCAACAACCCATTCGTTAAGAACCTCTTGTCTAAATGAGGAAGTTTGAACAATAAGAGGATTATTTTCGATCATTTGATCAATTTCTTTTTGTATTTTATCTCTAACATGCGGATTATTTTTCCAACTCCAGGAGAACTTTTTCCATTCTTTTTCTTTTGACTCCGGTTTATTTATTTGATACCAATAATGGTTTCCCATTTGATTTCCGCACGTTCCCATTATACATAATGTAGAGTTTGTTTCTGCTAATGTCATTGCAAGAACCGATGTTGTTAAAGCGCGAAGGTCTTGTTGCCAAGATTGCGCTTCATCCACAATACATAATCTGTATTTATTCCCGCGCAATTTATTCATTTGTTTGGGCGTAGCATCGCAACCTGCGAGAAAAATTACCGATTTATTAAACCTTATTTCCAGTTTTGTTTCAAGAAACTCATATTTAATCTTATGTTTGATGAAAATCGGTTCTAAAATATCCTTCCAAATAACCGTTTTGGCTGTTGAGTTTGTTAGACCAATATAAATCAGCTTACTTCCTGGATATTTAAGTCCTTCTTGAAGAAGATATAATGCAGCTGAAGAGGTCTTTCCCGAATTGTGCGTAATAAATCCATTTGCAGTTAAATAAAGATGAGATTCTGAATCTACTTCTAAATCATAAGTCTCCTCAAATCTTGAACTTCCTACCTTAAATCCCGCATAACCTTCAACATCATTACGTTCAGGCGTTTGATCATATTCTGGTTTATATTTTTTTCTTTCTAATACAAGATAAGAAGATAATTCTTTCAATATTATTTTAACGAATAGGTTGGATTTAACAGCTATATAATATAATGGTCCGTTAATATATTTTTCTCTATTATCGATGCTTCGTTGGGGCACGCATTGCCATAATGATCTAAAAAGATATTCTAATGCATCTATGATTGATTTAGACTGCATTCTAATTCTTAAATTAAGACAATTATCATTTCCTATATAAATAGAACCATCTGTATCTAAAATACCCGCTATAAAGGCTAAAATACTTTTTCTGTTCCATGTTTTTAATAATTCAAGATCAATAAACTTTTCATGGGCTTTTTTATCTTTACAGAAACGATCATAATGGTTACAGATAATTTTTTGACTTAAATCTCCTTTGCGAGAATTATCATTTTTGGAAGTTAAGCTCCATGTAAAATTACCTTTATGTTGTCTCTTTGTATTACAACCTAATATCTCTGCACATTTTTCAGGAATAAATCTGTCTTCAGAAGAAATATATAATTGATTTGCGCCTTGAAGACAACAGCCGTCTCCCAGCATAGCTCCTAAAACATAAGCGTGCGGTTCATTTATATCTCCAAACGGAATCTGAACAAATCTTCTCATTATTTTAGTTCTACATGAGAAACTTTCTAAACTTTTTTCTTTATTGCTAAATCCTTTATATGTTTTGTTAGGTTGCTCGCAAGTTAGCCATATATGGTCTTTTGTAGAAGCAAAATATTCTATATTAGACCTTGTTAATGGAAAAACTTCTTTAATACCATTCTTGAACTTATTCAGAACTTTAATTGGCTGTCCTAATTCCGAATAGACATACTCTCCAATTTCGATGTCTTTAATGGGTTTTATACCATTAGAAGTTAAAATAAGAGAGTTTGCTGATAAACAGCGTCTGGAACAAAGAACAGCTTTTCTTTTTGATTCATCATTGATAAAATCCAGTTGTTCCTTAAAACAATCTGTCAAAACATTTGGCATAACATATGCTTGCTGTTTATTTAATTGCTGTTGTGCAAGTTTTCGCATCAAAGCTTGATCAACCATTTATTCCTCGTAGCTGGTCAATGGAAGATGGATCGTAAATAAGATTATATTTTTTTTGAAATATTGGAAACAATGAGAAAGGAGAGGAAGAAACCAGAATTGGAGAGGCGTTATCAATATAATTTGATAAAAGCATATCAAATATACCCAATCTTCGATAAATTGGTTTTGTTCCGGCCCAATGAATCAATAACGTATTCATTCGAAACTCCGGTTGTAATATAAGATATCCTCCAATAATATTTTCTTCATCATCAAGATATGCAATCTTTATTATGGATTTTGCAATAATGTTATTTATTAGTTGCTTTTGTCTTGGAAAAAAAATTGAGTTTGGAATAAAATTATCATATTTGATTTTATGAGCCTCATTTGACCAAGAAGAAAGAATGAAAGCATAATCATCCGGTTTGTAATCTCTTATAGAGAATGGTAAACTGCTCACGACGCCTTCTCCAGTAGGGCGTGCAATTCTGCATCAGTCATTGTCTTTAATTCTTTTTGAACAGAAGCAACTTCAAGAAGATAATCTTTTTTAATCTCTCTTAATGTTGTTACATATGCAAGAAGCAGTTTTGATTCAAGATCGTTAAGAGGATTTGTTTCCGCTTTAACAAAAAGACGATTTAATTCTTTTTCGATTATTGACGCGCCTGAACCAATAATAGCGGTCAGCGTCTCATAATCGAACTCATATTTAGATAGATTTTTAAGTTTTCTCATTTTTCCTTTTGGCGAATTGATTGAAGCATAGCCAAAAATATCCAAACAGGATATTGATTTTATATTAAAATATTGATATTATGTATTCGCTATAATATTTCTTATTGATCCAGTATTGACTGCGGCTGTTGTTGTTACCTGATATGGTCCTGACCAATTAGCTCCAACGATTTGCGCTCCCCACAGATAAACCTGCGGAGTCGTTGTATTGCTTGCGGCGTATGTAATGCCGCCGCTGGTTGCTGCGTTTGCAAGATAGATTCGTAGGATTGAAGCCGCGCCGCTTCGTTTAGCCGTTATCGAGCAACGATACCAACCATTTCCAACGCTATTAATTGCGGCGGTTCCGCCGTCCGTTACGGATAATGCGGTTGCGGTTCCTGCTCCAGACAGCGTAAACGCCCATTCGTTACTCGCGTTATCGTTAAACATCGCAATAAAACCAACTGAACCGGCTTTGGCAAAAACGCTGTAGGTCTCCCATTGTCCTTTGGCAACCGGATCGTTGATTGACGGTAAGATATATTTAACCGTGCTCGTCGTGCTGGACGCAAGGATACCGTTTGCGGTTGTTGTGCCATCTGGAGCAGTTACCAGCGCTCCGCCGATCGTTGTATTGGTCTTTCCCCAGGTTGCATTGGTAAAGTCTTGCGAATAGGTAA